CTGGCGCAGTGCGCTGTCCAACTTTTGGAACGAATCCTCCCTTGTATCAAGCACTGTGTATATGCCTGTGTATCCGTAGGTCTCCAGATAATCGTCCATCAGCTTTAGGACATCAAGATACATTTTAATTTCTGGTGGTTTTACCCCCATGAAATTGGCGATTTCGTTGTTGGAAAAACCTTCACCTGCCAAGTCTCCTGCTTTGAGGTATTTTTCTATGGGTCCATAATCAACCTTGGCATCCTCGCCCATTTGGTAGGTTGTTTCAAGGCGGAGGATTTCTTTCCTATCAGCGTCAATTGGTAAGATGATTGCCTCGAAAAACTGGGTGTGCTGCTTCAAGTTGGCGGCGATTTTATCATCACGCCAAATCCTGTTCAGAAGGCTTGCACGGCGGTTTCCATCGATAATCTTGCCATCGGCTGTAACGATACCATACCGCTGTTGGTGGTCTTCGAGAAGGCTCTGCATCGTCCGTTTGTTTGCATCTTCCTTTGATTCCCAGAGGAACTTCTCAATCAGCGCTACATCAGTAGGGTTATCAGGGTCAAGCACATGGTTCTGCCGCTCAAAAGACTTGACCACACTACCTATACGCCCGTTGTAAGGGTTGTAAGTCAATATGCTTAGAGGGATGCGGTATGCGTTGAATGTTCTACGCTCTCCGTGATAAGTCAGCGTAATCCCTGTCATGCAGGGTTGCGCATTTTCTTGGATTCTTTTCAACTCAGCTTTTCTTTGCTCGGCGTTCATTTTCGTTTTCCTCCTGCTTTATAAATTGGACGTTGGCTCTACGCCTCTCGTATTGCATACTGAAACCGTTGTACAAAAAACGAGTGTGATGTTACCTCTTGTATGGGCCTGGCTCTTCGGCTACCCGTGCCAATGCCGGTTCTTCACTGCTTAACATATACAGGTTAATGATATCGCTAAATACATCAAGGGTGCTAAGATTAAGGAGATAATCTGAACACCTTTCAATTTTGTTAAGGTCAGACTGCCGGGCTACCCAGCCAGCTCCATCAACCACGTTTATAAAGACTGTTTTCTTCTTTTCTGGTTTCCCCTCGTTGCGGTTCCGCAAAATACCGACAGCATTTTCTGCTGCCCTTGCGTAGTCCGTCTGCGCACTTGAAGTCGTTATGCTGTAAGTTATATCGACAAGTATGCGAGGGGCGGTCTCACTTGGAATAGCGATACTCACAGGGCGTCCTAGCAAAGGCACTTCTTTCCTGATGCTATAAGTTAGTCCTTCCTTGTCACATATTTGCGTGACGGCAGATTGTACTTGCGAGAAGAAGCTGTCTCCGATTTTGATATTATAATCGCCCTCAATGCGCCTTTTAACAAGTCGGCGGATATCGTCGGTGCTTGCCAAACGCCCAAGGGTAGATACATCAATGGAGAAATTCTCAAGCACAAAAGCAGGGATTAACTTTTTGTATTTTTCAGAACTTGCTCCAACCATCAATAACTCACAAACATCGGACATTAATCCGCTGTCCGAAATCATTTGTTCCCGGATTTTTCCCAAGTCCCATTCACTTGTCACCCTATGACGCCTTTGTATACGCAACATGGTAATTATTCGCTTGAATCGCTCTTTTGAGATGTTTAGAAGGCTTATGACTTTGTTTAGAGAATCCTCATCATCGACCACATATTGCTTCAAGCCATCAATTGTGGTGATTCCAAGTAGCCGTGTTTTTATTTCATTGACTGCCACAGTTATCCGCTCATCGAACTCTTTTTCAAGCTGCTCGTCAATATAAAACATGGTTGCACTCTTCACAAACTCTACTGTGTCCAATGACTTAGGAATACGAATCATCAGCTTATCCCCCCATAAGTATTTTCGTTATGGCTCGCAGCCAGACGCTCACATATGGCCTCTATAACTGGCACACACACTGTATTGCCCAGCAAATCGAATCCTTGGCGGATACCTTTCTTGCTCGTTTTGAAATCGTCCAGCGAGTAAGTTTCCGGATACCCGAACAACCCAAGCCCTTCATTAAGCGTCAGGTTTCGCAACCCTCCATTATCGATAACCCCTATTTTATCCATATCCATTGCCACAAGTGTTGGAGTTGTTGAGTCTGGGCACAGTATCCTGCTGTATTCAAAACTCAACTTGCCCGTCACTATGTTATAACCCTTCGGTTTTGTTTCATCTGGGATGCGTTCATAAATCACGCGTGTCCGCGTGGATGTTTTCGTTTTGACCCTCTTTTTGGGGTGTTCTAACACGAGGTATCCTTTCTCCACGAGGTCATCGAGCATCTCCTGCAGCTTGTCCGAATCGTAGAATGTACGGATCTGCTCAGTGGTCAAAGGCATCCCATCCATCCAATCAATCCCTATAACCGACGCCCACTGCCGCTTTCTACGCTCCTTTAGGAGTAGGTTCATCATACGCTTCTGTTCGTCACTAACCTTACCTTTTATCCCAATGTCCCAACTATGGATATTGTTCTCGCCACCACGCTTGTCCTTTATTGCTTTGCCGTAGAGGTCTTCCGGTTTATAAATCTCGAACAACTTTTTTGAGAACCCGCCATTCACTGTGGGAAGCCCTTGTTCCATCACATTAGAAAATGTCGCTTTTTTTACTTCAAACCCTTCAAGTGAAACCTCCTCCACCCTTGTACCTACGATATAAATCCTGCTCCTGATTTGCGCAAGCCCAAAGTTCTGTGCGTCCAGCAAGTCCCAATTCACCTTATACCCCAATCTTTTTAGGGTGTGTAGGATTGTCTTTAGGGTTCGACCCATCTCGTCGCTGGGCTTAACCCTGTCATGGGTTACAAGCCCTTCAACATTCTCAAGAAGAAACCCATACGGCTTTTTGGCTTCAAGTATCCGTTCTATTTCAAAAAAAAGCGTTCCCCGTGTATCGGCAAATCCGCGCTGCTTCCCTGCAACGCTGAACGCTTGGCAGGGGAATCCTGCAAGTAAAAAATCAAAGTCAGGGATAACGTCGGTTGATATTTTTGTAATGTCCCTTGAAACGACCTCACCCTCGAAGTTGTCCTTCAAAGCCGTAACCGCCGCTTCCTTTACCTCTGAAGTAAGGACACATTCCGTTGTATAGCCCATTGCCTTGAACGCCTGCTCGAAACCGATGCGTGTTCCACCCATTCCTGCAAATAAATCTATGAACTTAACTGTTTTACTCATCGTTCAGGTTCTCCTCCTCTGTCTTGGCTTGCGAACCCTCTCCGACTATGTCCATTATGTCTCCGATGTTACATTCCAAGGCAGTGCAGATTTTCGCGAGTATTGTAGTCGTGACGCTTTCATTCCGTCCAAGTTTCGCTATTGTCACAGCACTGATATTTGCCGCATTTTGCAGGTCTTGCTTTTTCATATCCTTGTCTATCAACAATTTCCACAGTTTTTTATAAGTTACATCCATAATGCCAATCTCCTTTGCAAGAACTTGAAACAGCCTTACCAGAGCATTATATCACACCCAAAGCGAAATAGTCAATATTAATTAAACATATGCTTAAATTTTCTAAGCTGTCACTTAGATTATTGAAAGAGAGCGCGTGCTTAATTTTTTTCTCTCGACCCTGTTGACAACTCTACGCAAAAGTGTTAATATGTATATGAACACATTAACACCATAGATTGGAGGTTTGGGTATGGGAGTCGATAACCAGAAGTTCGGCATTTTTATCAGGGCGAGGCGTGAAAGCCTCGGAAAATCGCTGCGCAGTGTTGCAGCAGAAATCGAAATGGCGCCGGCTTATCTTAGCGATATAGAGAAAGGCAATAGGTGGCCGCCAGTAAAGTATCTTGAAAAATTGGCGGAGGTTCTTGGCATTACCCAAGAACAGGAATTGTCTGATTTTTATGATATGGTTGGCGAAATCCGTGATGGTAGTTACCCTGACTTGACTGAGTATATCGGAAAGACAGATATTGCCCGGGTTGCTCTTCGAAAAGCCAGAGACCACAATATATCCACCGAAAAGTGGCAACTTTTCATTGATGGCATAACATCTAAAGATGGGGAGGGTAATTGAACTTGGTTTTGGAGTATGAACAGGAACAAAACGGTATGTACAAACTGGACAAGCCGGATTTTGATGACATTGCCCTAATGCTTTTACGGGAGTATACGGCATCAGTCATTGACAGTCCGTGCGAAGTGGACATTAACTATATCATAAAGGATTGCCTGTACCTTGACGTGTATAGCAAGCATCTTTCAGCAAATAAGTCCATCCTCGGCTTGATAGCGTTTGAAGATACTGCCATCCCTTGTTACAACTTACGTTTTGAACCAATAACCTTCGATGCGCTTGCTGGCAACATCGTGATAGACCTTTCTCTTAGCGGTCAGCAACATATCCCCCGGAGAAGGTTTACCCTTGCACATGAGCTGGCGCATTGGATTATACACCGAAGTTACCATTCACCGACAAACCAAGTTTTCTCGTTTCGCAAAACAGGATATTTGTCATGCGGCGAATCGAGTATTGAGGTTAGGAACAAAATACTGTCTAAGGAGTCGGACAAAGAAGAGTCCCAAGCGAACTCACTTGCAGCGGCAATATTAATGCCTAAGATTGCATTCCTCACGTATGCATATGAGCAGTTGAGGATTCACTTCGGTAAATGGGCAACGGTTTTCACCTCTGAAGAAGACCCGCAAAGGTATCGGGAGGCTCTTGGAAGTATCGCCTCTGCATTCAATGTATCGATGCAAGCCACAGAGATTAGGCTTGACCAATTTGACTTGTTAGCATAAGCCGCTTCCAACGGCTCACTTTCGTGATGCCGGTTTTTTTGACCCGAGTGTTAATATGGATATATACAAATTAACACTACATCAATCCAAATTGGAGGATTATATGATTGAGCAAAAATTCCAAATTGAGTTTATATGCCCCTATTGCAAAAAGGGTAAAACAATGGCCGACCATATAGCTGATGCTAATGTTTCATGTAAATGCAGTGAATGCAATCAAGTTTATGTGTGCGACTTAAAGACCAAACGCGTCGAAAAGGCACGGGCGCGGGCTTCACCAAACTCGCCCCGTAAGCCCACCGCAAAAATGCGGATACAATAATATGAGTACGTTTTACTGACTGAGTCAATACGGGGTACATGCCACTATAAAAAAGAGATGATGTACAAGCGACGCCACTCACGTCGACTCCTACAAGTCTCGTGGTATGGCAACCACCACTTTAGGCCGGGGTAAACGCTGGAAACAGCGGATACCCCGGCTTTTTTGCGTCTATAACTGACGCTCCTGTTTCCAGCCATTTTGGAAAAGGAGTGTCAATCAATGAAAATCAATTACACCGATGCTGACGGATGCATCATCGAGGTTGAAGTCACTGAAGAGGTCGGAAGTTTCTACATCACCTCTATCGAAGCAGAAAATAAAAACGACCGCGCGGAAACCCGGCGGCACACCCAACTCAGCACATTCGAATACGAAGACGCCCGGTTCTTCGACAGTGGAATCGACATCAGCCACTCGCTTGCCGAGTCGGACGCAGTGAAACGCGCTATGGCAAAACTCTCCGAACGGCAACGCCACCTCATCACCATGATTTATATCGAGGGCTGGTCATTTAGTGAACTGGCAAGAGTGGAAGGACGTGATGAGTCCACCATCCGCAAGGCGACGAACGTGGCTATTGAGAAGTTTAAAAAGTTTTACAGCTAACTACCCGATTCTCCCTCCTCCCGTGGCTTACATCGAAGGCACCAATCAAAACCGCCTTCGGAAGGAGTCACGACAATGGGACACACACTCAAAATCGGCGTATCGAAAGAGCCGCCGAACGGCGGGATTGTCAGTTGCCGCAAGGTAACCGTGCGCGAACGGATGCTCCGGCTTCTGCTCGGCGAGAAGCGGCGGCTGACAATCCTCGTCCCCGGCGACAGCGTGAAGTCGCTGTCCATTATCGAGGAAGGAGGTAAACCTAATGGACAAGATGAGCGAACTGGACATCGTGATGCGTGATTTCCATGCCGCCTGCGATGCGGTAATCTCATCGTGCAAGGATGTGATGGCAATCTGCGCGTCGATAACGGGCGACAAGCCGGAGCCGCCACCCGTACCGAAGCCAATAACGCTGGAACAAGTCCGGGCGGTTCTCGCCGAAAAATCCCGAAACGGACACACCGCCAAGATTCGGGAACTGCTCGAAAAGCACGGCGCGGCGAAGCTGTCAGAAATCGACCCGAAGGAATATGCGTCGCTACTTGCGGAAGCGGAGGTGCTGGGCGATGGGTAAACACGCTTTATTGTCAGCATCGAGTTCCCACCGATGGATGAACTGCCCGCCGTCCGCTCGGCTCTGCCAGCAATATGACGACAAGGGCAGCAGCTACGCCGCCGAGGGGACTTGCGCCCACGAACTTGGCGAATACAAGTTGAAAACCGCGCTCGGAATCCGCGCCAAAAACCCAACCACCACACTCTCATACTACAACGAGGAGATGGAGGAGTGCGCCACCGGCTACGCTGCTTACATCATGGAACTGGTGGAAACGGCGAAACAAACCTGTACCGACCCTGTGGTGCTTATCGAACAGCGGCTCGACTACTCCAAATATGTCGAGGAGGGTTTCGGTACCGGCGACGCGGTTGTAATCGCAGATGGGACGCTCCACATCGTGGACTATAAACACGGGCAGGGCGTCCTTGTCGAAGCGGAGGACAATCCGCAAATGAAGCTGTACGCCTTGGGTGCTTTGGAGTTGTTCGATGGCATCTACGACATCGACCATGTCAGCATGACAGTTTATCAGCCCCGGCGCGACAACATCAGCACCCACACGGTATTAAAGGAAAGCCTGTACCAGTGGGCGGATGAAGTCTTAAAGCCCGCAGCCGAACTCGCCTACGCCGGGGAGGGAGAATTCCGGTGCGGCGATTGGTGTCAGTTCTGCAGGGCTAAGAACGACTGCCGTAAACGGGCGGAGCGCAACCTCGAACTTGCCAAGCATGAGTTCAAATTGCCACCGCTTCTGGAAGACGACGAAATCGAATCCATCCTCGGCAGGATAGACGACCTCGTCAGTTGGGCGGGTGACATCAAAGACTACGCCTTGCAATCCGCACTGAGCGGCAAGCACTGGAACGGCTGGAAGCTGGTCGAGGGACGTTCCAACCGCAGGTACACGAACGATGAAACGGTAGCCGAAACCGTCAGCACGGCGGGATATGACCCTTACGAACACAAGGTCATGGGTATTACCGCTATGGAGAAGACCCTCGGCAAGTCAAGGTTTGCGGAATTGCTCGGCGGTCTTGTCGAGAAACCGCAAGGCAAACCGACACTCGTGCCGGAGAGCGACAAACGACCAGCAATGAACACGGCAAAACAAGATTTTAATGATAATGAGGAGGAAAATTCCAATGTCTAACACGACAAACAATGCAAACGCACAGGCTCAAAACCCCATGAAGGTCATCACGGGTCCCGATACCCGCTGGTCTTACGCCAACATCTGGGAAGCGAAGTCTATCAACGGCGGTACGCCGAAGTTCTCGGTGTCGCTCATCATCCCCAAGTCCGACGCCAAGACCATCACCAAAATCAAAACGGCTATTGAAGCCGCCTACCACGAGGGCGAAGCGAAGCTGAAAGGCAACGGCAAGACCGTGCTGCCCCTCGCCGCACTTAAGACCCCGCTCCGCGACGGCGACACGGAACGCCCCGACGATCCGGCTTATGCCAACGCCTACTTCATCAACGCCAACAGCGCGACCGCGCCGGGCGTGGTGGACGCCGACCGCAACGAAATCCTGAACCGCTCGGAGGTATACAGCGGTGTGTACGGAAGGGCGAGCGTGAATTTTTACGCTTTCAACAGCAACGGCAACAAAGGCATCGCCTGCGGTTTGAACAATCTCCAGAAAGTCCGCGACGGCGAACCCCTCGGCGGCAAATCCCGTGCGGAGGACGATTTTGCCGACTACGACGAGGACTTCCTGTCGTGAGAGCGGTCAGCATAGACATCGAAACATACAGCAGCGTAGACCTCGCCAAAAGCGGGGTCTACCGCTACTGCGAATCACCGGATTTTGAGGTGCTGCTTTTTGGCTACTCCGTGGACGGCGGCGGGGTTAATGTCGTAGACCTCACCAAAGGCGAGTCTATTCCTACCGACATCCGTGAATCTCTGACCGACGACAACATCCTGAAGTGGGCGTTCAACGCCAACTTCGAGAGGGTGTGCCTGTCGCGGCTCTTGTCGGACATGGGTGTTAGCCTCGACCCCTTTGCCGATAATCACCACTCCGCTGATGCCCTCGGCTTGGCAAGATACCTGAACCCGGCGTCATGGCGATGCATGATGGTATGGTCGGCGTATATGGGCTTGCCGCTCTCGCTCGAAAACGCGGGTGCGGTATTGGGTTTGGAAAAACAGAAGCTGACCGAGGGCAGAGACCTCATCCGCTACTTCTGCTCACCTTGCAAACCCACCGTCGCCAATGGCTGGCGTACCCGAAACCTCCCTGAACACGCCCCGGACAAGTGGGAATCGTTCAAGGCATATAACCGCCGTGATGTTGAAACTGAAATATCCATAGAAGAGCGGCTTAACAACTACCCAGTCCCTGATGAGGTCTGGGATGAATACGCCCATGACCAAGAAATCAACGACCGTGGCGTGGCTCTCGACATGACACTCGTCCGCAACGCCATCAAAGCGGACGCCCGTTCCCGCTCCGAACTGACCCGGCTGATGCATGAAATCACCGAACTGGAGAACCCAAACTCCGTACAGCAGATGAAGCAGTGGCTCGCAGACAATGGCATGGAAACTGACTCCCTCGGCAAAAAGGCCGTCGCGGAACTGCTCAAAGATGCGCCGGAGCCGCTTGGCAGGGTGTTATCTCTCCGCCAGCAACTTGCGAAATCATCGGTCAAGAAATATCAGGCGATGGAGAACGCCGTCTGCTCTGACGGTCGGGCAAGGGGTATGTTCCAATTCTATGGAGCAAACAGAACCGGTAGATGGGCCGGACGGCTTATCCAAATGCAGAACCTTCCGCAGAACCACATCCCCGACCTTGGACAGGCGCGGGAACTTGTCCGCAGCGGTGACTTTGCCGCCTTGGAAATGCTCTACGAAAACATCCCCGATGTATTGTCGCAACTCATCCGCACCGCATTCATTCCCAAGGATGGATATAAGCTGGTGGTCGCGGACTTCTCGGCGATTGAAGCCCGCGTCATCGCGTGGCTTGCCGGGGAGCGGTGGCGAAACGAGGTGTTCTCAACCCACGGCAAAATCTACGAAGCCTCGGCAAGCCAGATGTTTAACGTGCCGATTGAGGACGTTGCCAAAGGTTCACCCCTGCGGCAGAAAGGCAAAATCGCCGAACTTGCCCTCGGATACGGCGGCTCGGTCGGCGCGCTCAAAGCGATGGGCGCATTGGATATGGGCTTGACTGAGGACGAACTGCGCCCGCTCGTAATGGCTTGGCGGTCGGCTAACCCGAACATCGTGAAGTTCTGGTGGGATGTTGACCGCGCCGCTATGACGGCAGTCAGGGACAGGACGGTTACCGAGACCCACGGCATCCGCTTCGGCTTCCAGAGCGGGATGCTGTTTATAACGCTCCCGTCGGGCAGGCGGCTTGCTTATGTGAAGCCGCGCATCGGCATAAACCAATTCGGCTCGGACTGCGTGACCTACGAAGGCGTCGGCGGCACGAAGAAGTGGGAACGGATAGAATCCTACGGACCCAAGTTCGTGGAGAACATCGTTCAGGCTACGAGCCGGGACATCCTCTCCTATGCCATGCGGACGCTTCGCCACTGCTCTATCGTGATGCACGTCCATGACGAGGTCGTAATCGAAGCCGACTGCCGTATGTCAACCGAAGTCCTGTGCCGGCAGATGAGCCGGACGCCGCCTTGGGCGGA